AATTTCGTTTCCAGTAATCTTCTTCCGGATTCTTCCATAACGGAAGGTTCGTAAGCATCCCCATTCCATTTCCGGCAGGGTGAATACGACAATCCATCGGAATCCCTTTACTTTGGGCGTAATGACTGGCGTTTACCATTTTGAGTTTCGAGAGAATATATTCTTGTTGTTGCCGCTTTTTTGCTTCCACTTCTTCGGGTGTCGGTTTACCTTTGTAACGAATGTATAAAAACATGCCTAAACATATAAAAAATGCGAGACCTACTGTAAAGTTGAATGTTTGGGTATAATAATAATCTTTTACCTTATGACATTGTTCGAGAGATTTACTTAAAAAATACCGCACACCAGGTTCAATCAAACTTGGCGCAGGAGCGTTATCATTCATCCGCGCGACGAATATAAAATAAAGACCACTTAGTTAGTATAACCAGAAAAAATAACGAAAGAATGGAAACGCAGGCGAGACGCGATACAAATAATCCATCTATAATGTAGTTATATAACAAGGAATAAACTCTGATATGGCCGAATTAAGTTCATCCGTTGCAATCGGTTTTTTTTTGGTTTTATTTGCCGGATATTGTTATTACAAATATAAGAAAAATGGCGTGTTAAGTGCTGGGGTTACGACCATGTTTTTCATTGTTCTCATCACAGGTGAGTATTTCATCAATCTTGCAATGTCAAAAGATATATGCGGGTTTGACCAAGAAAAAACAGCACTTATTGCAACTCTTTTGCCATGGGTTCTCGTTTTAGGAGTGCTTAAAGCCGCGCTTATAGTCTTTCCCGGATGGCTTACGCCGTTTAGTAACACATTTGGATATATATTTGTCTCCGTTGCAACCGACTTGAAAGATGTTTTTAATAATATACTAACACCACAATTTGATTTAGCACCACCAAAAGACGGTCAAAAAGGAGGTGGTGATAGTAGTGGTGGTTTACAAGACAGTGCTGACATTCCAGAAGATAATGTCAAAAATAAACAGGATATCGGTCGTGCTTTAGAACAAATCTATACTGACCAATCCATTCTTCTTAATGAACTAAATCTTGACAATCTGGATCGTTTTTGGGATAGTTTCAAAGAATCAAAACTGATTCGTCCTTCCGCGAAAATAGAAGATCTGGAAAAGATACGAAAATTCTTGATGATGAAGGATATTGTAGGTGAGTTTATATGGTTAGTATTGTGTGGTATGTTGGTTGTCAGTATTAGTTATAATTACTTACTGAACATGGGTTGCACATTTACTCCTGAACAACAGAAGATACGTGCTCAGGTATTGAAAGAGAAACAAGCTGAAGATAAAAAGACTGCTGCCGAAGAGAAGAACAAGATATCCGTTGTCAAATAAATCCACTTTCGAATACTATATTATGTCGTATATCTACGTAATAGAGTATTTACATCATTCACTAGACAAAGACCCTCACTGCCGGAAGTGATATATAATAAACAGTGACATATGACAATATACCTAATAGAATAGCTACAAGCCATATCGGTAATATTGTTTTGCTAGAATATCCAATTCCAAATTCGCGGAGGCTACCATCTTCATTATAAATAAAAGATGGGTTCATATACTGCACCAGCATAAATACAATGATATATAACAAAATGGCCGCGCCTGCTAAATTATTTCGAATGATTGTTTTTAACGTGTTCATTATGTATTGTAACAGCCTTACTACTAGTATATTACAATATTACATTTATTCGTGTTTATCCATCATTGACAAACGCTATTCTCCTTCTCCTTCACCTTCACCTTCTCCTTCTCCTTCTCCTTCTCCTTCTCCTTCTCCTTCTCCTTCTCCTTCTCCTTCACCTTCACCTTCTCCTTCTCCTTCTCCTTCATCGCTTTCTTCTAATGCTTTTTGGTATTGCTTCAATATCAGAATCCATTGTTTACATAGACAAGTAAGATAATTTGATAATTTTTTTACGTCACTTTTTTTTAACTTTTTATGATTGTTTTGTAATATCTTCAAATAGATTTCGCCACCTTTTATCGCCACACTTATTGCATCAGGTTTAAAATCTTCTATTGCTTTATTTTTGCCTTTTTCGCTTGCTTTTTCACCAATAAATGAAGCATAAAATCCAGAACATATAGCAAGAAATGCTAAACTGTTATCATGTTTTTCTTTATTCATATTTTCCTTTTCACTAACAAAATATTTGCTTTTTACAACACTGTTATAGGTCTTTATTGCGTTATCATTTTTGGGTTTATTTTCCGTCATATCTTCAAATGGCCAATGTTCATCTGCTACTGTTTCAATATTCGTAAACACTTTTTCTAAACTACCTTTGATATCATTTTTATCAATTGTCGGTGGTTCGAATCCTAACTTCTTACATTCATTATCTATACCTCCTCCACTTCCTTTACCGCTTGTTAAACCTTCTCGTATACCTCCAAATATAAATGTAGACGCTAAAACTACTATAAATGTTATTATAATCATAATATCCCGTTTCTTATAATAAAGGTAAAGCAACAACCCAAGTAAAATAATATAAATCATTGGTTTTTGGTTCATCGCCACTGTTGCTATTTATATTAATTACATACTATTTATTCATCCCAATATGCACCACTACCGCCACCACCTTCATATCCTTCCCCTTCGTCATTAGGTCGGTGAATAAACGCGGTATCATCTTCTCCTGCATCATCATCTTCTGGTATTCCAGATGACATATCCAGTTCATGCGCCTCGATTTCAGCAGCGGTACGGTCGGCTTCCAACGCATCCATTACATAAATCTCTCGGTTCATATCAGTTACATAATCTCGCCGACCAAGTTGTCGTTCCTTTTGTGCGATCTTCTCCATTTCTTCGCGTTCTTCATCATAATAGTCTTGGTCATAAATAACGACACCAGTCTGTGATGTTCCACGGCTCCAGATACCCATTTTATGCGTCTTCATCATATTCTCAAGTTGTCGTTCACCCACCGACATTGCGCCAATTCTCTCGACAACACCATCCTTCTCTTTGTCTTTGACACGTGTGAGTTTTTCCTTAATATTCGCAAGGTTGAAATTAATGGCGGACTTGTCCTTCTCAATGATACGAAGGTAAGCAATCATGAGTTCGCTTACACGTTGTCCGAGAGCTTTCTTATCGCCCATCACAATATCCATCTCTGAAAGAAGGTGACCTTTGTCGGCAGCCGTTGCGGCCGTGTCAGCAGAATATAGACGTGAATGTGGATCAATATCATCACGTAACTCGTCTTCTTCTTCACGATATGCCGCTGTTCGTGCAATTGCACCAGGCGTAGACGAACCTTTCTTGCCTTGCTGTGACTTTTTGGTCGTAGGAGCTCCTGATGCAGTGGATTTCTTATCTTTGCGTTTAACACGTGTTGCTTCGGACTGATAAATCGTAATAGGTGTCTCTGTAACAAGTTGAACAAAGGTTCGCATGAATGAAAGAAAATAGAAGAGGTATAATTTACATACAATACTGCGATCAAATACAGAATACATGGTAAATATATTCTTGCGTGTAGAATGTGGGACACGTTCACCTAATTCTTTGATAATATCGACTTCACGCGGAATTTCGCGAGAAACCGCGATGCCCCCACTACCAGTTGAACTTAGACCTTTAACAGCCAATGCAGCCGCAGCAGCCGCTATTTTTGCATCTTTCTCTTCATCAAAGAATACTTCCGCCATGAAGGGTGTATTATCCATCATCACTTTAAGGTCGCGAACATGATGTTCCGCATGACGCAGTACTTCTTTAATAACATGGTCATTATAAAATGATTTGAGAGATGTATAATGCGATGAAATGATGGCTTTCACATCCTTCATGTGTATCTGAGAAAATCCCCAGTGTTTGGGAATATTTGTATCATCAAAGTCGACCCCATTGTTAATAATATTCGGGATTACATCAATCAACCGCGTAAGTGTATTCCGCATGAATTGATAACTTTTTACTGCAGTTTCATCAGTGGCTGACATAAGAACTGTGCTGCTCTTATTGATTTCGAAGTCCAGGACTGTATCAATGATGCGTTCAATCTCTCGGAATTTACTTTTTGTTTGTTTCCCGTTTTGTTGGATGAATCCAACAACAATTGCGCGCAACTCTCGGTTTTTCGTTTCAAGATAATTCTTGAGATCGCGCATCTCCTGCGTATCTTCTTGCACCACTGTTGGTGAATTGGATTGAAGAATCGCAAGAATAAGATGACGTAAATCTCTCGGAATGATACATTGGTCAAGTTCGCTGCGCTCAGAAACAGTGTGTTCTCGTTGACGATGCTCTTCGTCTTCGTGTTCACGGAGTTCACACCTCTCCAAATAAAGAACCGCGTCTTGGAACCGTTGAAGTTGAGTGTTCTCCTGAGGTCGTATTGCCGTTTTATACGCTGCATCTACCATTCTATGACCATTTACAGCCTTCAGTAATCTCTCGAGACTGCTGCTATCAAATATATTCGAGTCCTTCTTCAGTTTTGCTATCTTTGTTTCGAGAACATCATTGGGGTTCCAATCTTGCGGCCTTGGAGGGCAAATCTCTCGAAGCGCTGGATTTAAAAACATAGAGACAGCATTTGCAACCGGGTTTGCGCTTCCTGCTTCTTCTTCTGCTCCGGATGCTGCAGCTGCAGCTGCCGTATATTGTTGATTCATTCGGCAGTAGTGAATAAACGCGCGATAAATCGTCTTTTCATCAAATGCCTCAGGAATATTCGGATACTGAAACCGCGTATTACGGTTGTCGATTATGGTTGTTGCTCGTGTCATGACCGCCATATCTCTCAATGTTTTCGTCAAGAATCCAATAATTCGATTATGATGATGAATATTTTGTTCACGTTCCATGAAATAATCAATAACACGCTTACTTCTGCGGTCAACCGGTTCATTACAACACGCATTTTCCAAGAATGGCTCACTTGCCATGTTCATAAGCAGTGGACTACTGTTCTTTACGACGGTGTGGATCATTTGCTGAATCGAGAGACTGAAATATTGACACTTACTTTCAAGAACCGCCAGTTTATCATGCTGTCCATGGTATCCGCGTTTCATATCTGTAACCAATTGATTCGTGAAGTCTGTTGCCACATTTTGAGGAGTTGGCATATTGTCGAGAGATTTCATTGGAGGCATATAATTCCCCCAACGCAACACCGACAATTCTTCGGGAATTGCATCAGATGCACCTCCTTCACGAGTTTTCAAATAGTCGCGTTTTGCTTGTAGGCGTTCTTTGATCGCCTGTTTTGTAATGATTGACGCGTCAATAAAGAGTTTCATCTTTGCGAGAATATCGCCTTCCTTCTTGAATGTTTTCAATGTATTCCATGGTTCAATACTTGTACGAATCTTATACGCAATACATGCAACATACATCAAACCGGATACATCGCCATCGCCATCCAACGGATAACCTGTGAACGAACGTATGCAACCTGCGTGCGTTTTACGTGTCTTTGGTGTTGGTATCGCGCATTGAATCGCGACCGTGAGATAACTTAGGGTTAGAAGAAGGAGTGTCTGGAAAAATATTTCTTTGTAAGGTGGAAGATGTTTTCCCTTCTCTAGGAAGAATTTCTCGGATTTTGCGCGGTATGCGTCTTCAGTAGGAACAGCCTTTTCAAGAAGTACAAGAGTATTCTGAATGATAAACTCGCGTTCGGCGTGAAGATCAATCCCCATATAACCCGTCATTGTCGTAATAATATTATTGATAATACGCGCATTTGGGCTATCATATTTCTCCAATATACTTAATCCGTGAAGCCCCCCGCCAGCAACTGCGGCTGCAGCCGGTTTTGCCACTTTAAGTATTCCTTCTCCAAGATCGGCCTCAATGATATCTCTTGTAACAAGACGAAACCCGGCCTCATCGAAACCTTCTTCGGTGACATGTTCGATTTTCTTGATGAGTGCGCCGCTATACTTGTCGACCCACGCCTCACCGTCATCACTGATTGTCCCACGCTCTTTGCAAATTGTGTCGATTACGACGGAAAGTGAATTGGCACCTGATGCTGCTCCTTGCGCTGCGCCTTGAATAAATGCAATCGCAATCGTCTCATAAAATGACGGCAATAATTTTGCGTTCGATTTGATGCAGTATAACCAATTGGGGTCTTCGTCCATGATTTCATTTGCTTTACGTGTGAAACTCGTGATGAATTGCATGATATCATACTGACGCTTGACAAAATCGGTTTGAGCAATAATCTTGTCTTTCAGGGGTTCCATTGGCGAAATAATCGCATCGATGTCATCAAGTTCATCTTCATCCGGACCACCACCGCTGCCGTTTGCAGAAGGTGCCTGAAACCCGAGTTTATATTTCCGGTCATTATACTTATAGAATTCTTTATTATGAATTTCAGTAAGACGTGCAATATTCTTCAAGTCATATTCAAACTTCTTATTTACGAATTCCATGAAATTCTCGCGCGTAACTTGGTACTTCACATCAAACTCCGCCTTCATTTTATCAAGAAACGCTTTTTTGATAACATCGGCGCCATCTTTGCTTGTCATGTGCGCCATTGCTTCACTCGAAGTTCCTTCCATGTTTTCCATTTCTGACATCATATTTCGCGTTGCTTCTATTGCAAGAGGAATACAATCACGGTCAACATTGCAAAAATAGTTACGATCACTGCTAGGAACTATCTCAGGAATACTGGTATCACGCACCCACTTTCCGTTGTCGCGTTTGAAATAAAGAAACTTGGTTTCAATAGAACCGATGTCATCCTCATCAGGAAACCCTTGCCGGGCAGTATTCGTCATTGGTTGATCTACGAACTCTTCTACTTCTACGACAGCGTAATCACCGTCGTTTACAGGACGCATACCTGGTCCAATCATGATTGCTTCTGCTTCCTTTTTTGCTTCTTCATACGTCATCTTCTTCTTCTTGATAAGTTCGTCGACCAAGAACATTGAGAAATCGACACTGCTCATAGATTCTTGTTGTTCACGATAGGATTCTAAGAAAGCGTAATCAGTGGTGTCGTATTTTTTATCAAAGAAAATAGCCCGGTCACTATCATTATCTTCTTGAACAGCTTCTTCATTAGGATAATTCTTTGCAAGGACCATACCGAATCGTTTTGGAGCATTAGTGACCGATTTTGCGGGTCCCGCAACAGCACCACCCGGCGCCCCACCGCGCATTGCTCCTGCGTCACGCAACTTTTGCGTTTGTTCGCCTAATACAAGGTTAAAATCAAATGGTGTGATAAGCTCAGTGGTTGTAATTGCAACTGCGTCCATATAGAGTTTCGCATAATCCACCGCAAGCATACGCGAGAGAAGTTCTGATGATGACAGTAAATTTTCATTATACTCTGTTTGCTCAGACAATCCAACCGCGTAAGCGCGACCGCGCATTTGTTGACGCTGACGGTCATCCATACCCGACGAAGTGCCTGGTGCAGCCGTCGAAGCAGAACGTACTTGACTATCTTGGAACCCGTATGCTTTAAATACATCCGCATCCATCATTTTTCCAGTAACAATGAGTTTATAGATCATAGATACTCCGAGGTAACGCACGTTATAATGAAAGGCGCGCAGACGTCCAAACTTCCGGAAATTCGTTGCATAATTCCGTTTGTATTCAAGAACGCGTTCATATAAGAATGTCACAATTTCGTCGTATTGTTTTACGGTAAGATCTTCTTGATAGATAAGGAACGGTTCGATAAAAGAGAGAACATCTTGCAGTGTCAGACGGCCATGAATATACTGTCGCATCATTTCGAATATATTACGCGTCTTTGGAATGATCACTTCAAGAAACTTCCTGTATTTGTCGCGGTCATTTGTTTCGCTAGTAGCCAATACAAACTGCTTGATTTCATGAAGGAGACCGTGCGCATTTAGGTCAAGCGGTGTATTTAAATCACTTATATCATGGGTCGTAAGCGTCATCATCTGGCGCATCATATCCCAGTAATGAACATGTTTGGCATTGAGGTCGCATTTATCCAAAATATTAATGGTTGGAAGCGAAATTCGCGAATATTGCATTATTGGTTGCGGAAATGTGATAAACCCAGTAATATTTATACGGTCATTTGGAGTGAGGTTTGTGTATTCGGTTGTGCGTTTCAAAATCGCACCGCCAGTCTCATCGCCCCCACCTACGCCAGTAGACGCACCTGATGTAATTACAGGTCGCACTTTTGAAAGCCCCAAATTATATTTTTGAATAACGAATCTGCGCCGTTTCACCTCTTCGCCTGCAACAACAGATGAATAAAAGTCATCCAAGTTGTCGATAACTGCTGTGATATTCTCGTTCACCTGACGCGTTGTGATTACATCCTGCGTGTATCTTGGATCGGTGCTAGGTGTAAAATGTCGCGCCGAGAGATTGGTCATATATTGCGCATACGTGAGGGACCCATCGTACCATTGACGCTGAAGTTGGTTTTCTGCTTCGCGTTCTTCCTGGATGAGGCGCGGAGCAATATCCATTTCGGCCGCCACTCTCTCGTCAATCGGAATATCATAGATAACCTTCCGTGATTTCACAATCGGAAGAATCCAGCGAAGAGCGTGGTCCATCTTCATCAAAGATTCAACCAGAGGACGATAAAGAACGCTCTTTTGTGGAGGAATGGCGGGGTTTCCATTTGTATCAAATCGAGAGAATTTGTGACGAAGTTCGCGGAATCGAACAACCATGCGTTGAATGTTGGCAAGCACGCTGCGGGATTTTTCTGGTGTTGGAACATTCGTCATTAATGTATCAAGTAGATCGTCGCATTGCTTATCTAAATTGAAACGGCGGTTCTCATCAGGAATATCGACCGTTTGAACGAGCACATCCAATTCTTCGCCGACTTGAATTTGGTCAGCGTCAATGAGAATCGCGCGCAATTTCTCTCGAACTGCGGCAACTGGAGTCGTTATTGCGGCGCTGGCGGCAGCATTCATTCCAGAAGCATTCTGAGATACAGACCCAGAAAGAACTGTATACTCGGATTCACCTTCTGGTTGTTCCGTGGCATTTTCACCCGCACCGAAACCTTGTTGTGCGCGTGCAAGTTGTCGTTGACGACGGCGTTGTTCAAGTGGAGACAGATTTGAAGTGTCAACCGCATCCATCCCCATTGTAAGAAATCCGGCCTCGGCATCGGCCTCGACTCCAGAACCAGATTCAGCCTCAGTTCCCGCGCCTTCACCAGATTCCGTCGCCCCAAAGGATGACGGCGGTGCACGAATCTTGATCTCTTCAATCGGCAGATTCTCCGGAATACCCATATACCCAAAATTAATGTATATCATTTCATCTTCCGGATAAGTACGGATTTCGATCATATCCTCTTCCAGATTTGTAATCATACCCGTAATAATGGTTGGAATATCACCACCGAAACGGATATCGACCCACGTTGAAACGACTAAATTATTTTGCCTGGCATACCCCTTTTCATCAGCACGACTTATGAGCTCAATGGATATTATACTTTCATCACTAATATTTCCGGTTGCATCAAGTTTCAAGACAAGCGGTGTCAACGTATCAGTATCGATGAGTTTGATCTTGCGTGAAGAAACATAGTCAGCTAAAAAGATGTGTTCATGGATTTCTTGATGAGTTGGTGCAATAATTCTTATAAAGTCACCGAGTTTAATCGAAATAGACGATGCTTCTACTGCGCCTTCACCGCCTTCGACGTCTTCGACGTTTTCGATTAATTCCGGGTTGTCTTCCATTATCTTTCTATTAGTATATGTATCTACTATTTTATGTGTCTACTATTTTATTCGTATACTATTTATGTGTTTTAACCTAAAAATCAAACTGATATAAAGATTAATGCTATGATAATATAACATACTATGTTTTCTATATCTTCTACCGAGTTCACTGAATTACCTACTTTTATCGAAAAAGTAAAGACTGAAAGCGTCGATGGCAACGATGACTCACGTATGAATGATATTCGCGGGTGGTGCGCCGAGAAGGGTTTTCTTCTTCATTTTTCTAAAACTTCGGCAGGAGTATTTTACACATTGAAATATGACCGTGCTAAACTCACGGAGGAGCAATACGAGACGTTGGGTCGTTTTCGTTCGATTGTATTCGACAGCCATGGCAAGGTGTGCTGCATCGCACCGCCAAAGATGTTGAAGATCAAGGATGAGATGAATTCGTGGGCGGTGAATTCCGTAAATGGTGACCTTACAGCGGAGGAGTTGGTTGAAGGAATTATGGTGAACCTGTTCTGGTATGCCGGAGGCGGTGCCGGAGCTGATGACGGAAAATGGTTCATCGCCACGAAGAGTTGTGTTGGAGAGGTGTCGTTTGACCATATCATCGAGTCGCAAGCAGGAGCTCAGATGTCAGCAGATATGGACGAGTCTGGCAGCGCTGCGAAGAACAACGCATTTCAGAAACTCAGTGTTCAAGAGGTATTGCGCAGACGTATTTGTGATGTGCTCAGTCTTCTTCCCGGCGGTCTTGTATCGATTCCTAAGGAATATTGCTACTCTTTGGTGATTCAGCACCCTAAAAATCAAATTGTCAATGTCATCACAGTTCCCAAGTTGTATTTAGTTGCAGTGTATCAATTATGCGATGCAAGTGTTCCTGGTGTTGGAACAAATGCAATACGCATTGACCGAGATATTTTCTCGGTGAATTTTGGTGGTAGTGTTTCACATATGCCTTCTTCTCTGACGTGTGTTGCTGACGCTGACGCTGACGCTGACATTACGCAAAGCAGCGTGTCAGTCGCATTCGGTTCTCATACCGTAGAAGACTACTGTAAGATGTATGGTTCAATGGAT